ACTATAATCAGTTTTTATGTTTAACTGAGTCAACTTTATCAAGGTTTAAGACATACAAGTAGTCAACCTAAATCAGGAAACTACACCTCCGTGGTGGTCATCAGGTTGCGTTCATTTTCCATATCCGTTCATTTTTTGATGGTTCCTTGAATAGTTCCTTGTTCTCTCGGAAAACCGGAAAAAGCTGTTTGTCAGCCTTTTCCTTTCTTCTGTTTCCGATGCAAAGTTAAGTTTGACCCGGAGGGGCACAATGGGGGACAAATGGGGAAAGTGCTTAGAAAAAGAAATGCGCCATACTGCTGGGCTTCAACAGTATAGCGCATGGCTATGGTCTATATGTGGTATGCTGAATGGGGAAACGGCGGGCGGCTATGGGGTACGGTTCAACCGCTTCGCGTTTTCAACGGCCTTGTCGATGGCCTTGCGGTAATCCCGGTTCTCCTTCGTGGCGCCTTTGCCGCAGACGTCGCTGCGGTGTTTGTCGTAGTACGACTTGGATATGCCGCAGCGTTTCAGGAACTCTTCCGCCCAGAGTTTTCCGCGTTCCCGTGGCCGGATGGTCTGCGAGACGGAGAACACCATGTAGCAGACGCGCAGGTTCTCTTTCGGGCGCACGGTGACAGTACGTGAAGTGGATTTCAGGTTCAGGAAGTTCACGAAGTCGCTGCCCGGCAGGAAGTCGAACTGGCAGTCGTTGCACACCTCGTAGATGAACAGGCACAGGGCGAGGTCAACGGTGTCCGTCCATGAGGCGGTCTCTTGCAGCAGGGCATTCATGGCTTGCCCTCCTTCATGCGCCCGATGTCGGAGATGATACTCCCGGCGATTCCTTTCAGGCGTTCCACCAATACGTCGAGGAATACCGGTTTGAAGCACCAAACACAGAAATACCGGTCACGTTCCTGCTGCCACTCCTTATATAATAGGTTCGCGTGCGCGCGAGCTTTGTCATATTCCGCCTTCGCCGCATCGCATTCCACATCGAGCGTCCTGTATTCTTCCGAGTCCATCGGCAGGAAATCCAGCCGGTTGCTCATGTCCGAATACTTGCGCCATAGTCCGGTGGCGGCTGTCCTCGCTTCCCTGTACCGGAGTTCAAAAGGTTTGAGGTGTTCCTCGAAAAGGGCTGCAAAGTCCGCCGACTGCAATGGTGTCCTGTCAAGCGGGAGGTATTTGTCCGTTTCAAAAAAGAGGGAGGAGGAAAATTCCAGAAGCTGCCCGGGGTTCTCCCTTACCAGACAGGCCGCCTCCCTGACAAGAATATTCGTATCGTTGAAATCCTGATAGAACAGGGAGAGCAGCAAGGCCTGTTCAAAAGACAGCCCACCTTGTTCATGAGTTGTATAAGCGGTGAGAAGCGTGTTCACCTCACGCAGCCGTTGTGCGATATTAAGTAGCATACAGTCATTCATAATCATAGAAACATAGTCATATATACGGGAAGATACAGCGCGTCCCCGTCCTTGCGCAGGTCTTTCGTGTAAACCAGATACTTGTTCCTTATCCGGGAAGAGAATTTCATGCAAAAGGCATCCAGCGAGGTATGAGCCTTATAACCGGATGATTTGACCTCGATAGGGCTCACCTTGTCACCGTCCGCAATCAGGAAATCCACCTCGTAGTTATGTTTCCCACTTTCAGTAGGGAAGGTATAATAGTACAACTCGTGTCCGGCGGCTTTCAACATCTGGGCCACCACATTCTCATAAACATACCCGAGGTCCGTGCTCAACTTGTCACTCAAAAGTTTATGATATATCGTATTGTCTGTGAATTTCCTGTCCCAGAATGCAAGGGTGACGAACAGTCCGGTATCACCCGTGAACATCTTGTATTTGCTGGGGTCCTGATGCAATGCCATTCCCGCACTCGGATCGTTGGCATGGTAAGCCATATTGACGACCATCGACTCCTTGATTTCGGAAATGATCTCTGCCAGTACGGAATTACGCGTACCCTCCGTTGCGCTCCATGCCAGATACCTGTTGGCGTTGTTCGTCAGTTGGGCCGGAATCTGGCGGAACATCTTGGAAGCGTTGCCTGTGGGGTCTATTTTGTTGAAATTATCCTCATACAGTGTTATGATGGAACGCTTTACACTGTCCACCTTTTCCAGATTGTTGGTTTCAAGATAAGCGGCCACAGCCTGCGGCATACCGCCGACAAGCATATACAACCGGAAATCGCGCATCAGCTTGCGGTTCGTGGCGTCACCCATGGACGTCCTGCCGTGAAAACATCCTTGGAGCAGCCTGATTGTGGCGGTGTCCCCCAATGCCCACCTGAACTCCTCGTAATCCATGGGAAACATGCGGAGTTTGACTTCCTCACTCGGAATCAGGATGTCCCTGACATTCTTACGGATCGAAATCAGCGAACCGGTTTCCATATAATCATATCTGCCGTCCTTTACAAGATACTTGATTGCCTGCCTCGCCTTGGGTGCAAGCTGGACTTCATCGAAAATGATGACAGACTTCCGTTCCTTCAACTCGACACTGTATTCCAGTTGCAGACGCATGAAAATACGGTTAAGGTCGGAAACATCGTTGAACAGTTCCCGGATTTCTGCTGAACACGCGGCAAAATCCACCAGAATATGGGTCTCGTATTCGTTTTCCGCAAATTCTTTGGCAATGGTGGATTTCCCGACACGTCTCGCCCCTTGTATCAACACGGCTGTCCTGCCCTCGTCCGTCCGCTTCCATTGCAGAAGCTCATTATATATTTTCCTTTTGAATATCATATATCTGCATCGTTATCAATCGTCTGCAAAGATAGTACAATCAACACGAATCTCAAAATGTTTTTATTAAGAAATCGCACAAATCTCAATATTTGAACAACGCAACACGATTCTCAATTTTAATATCGCCTGAAATGGCATGATTCTCAAAATATCCAGCTAATCGAACACGCTGTCCACCAGATTGACCGCCTCGACTTTCTTGCTGTCAACGATTTTCGCGTAAATCTGCGTCGTCTTCACGTTGGCGTGTCCGAGCAGTTTCGACACCGTGTAGAGGTCGGCACCGAGCGTCAGCATCATTGTGGCGAACGTGTGGCGGCTGGTGTGGTAGGTGATTTTCTTGGCTATTTTGGCCGTCTCCACCCACTTGGCCAATATCTTGTTGATATTGGGCTCGGCAGGCAATCCGTCAAAGATTTTCGATTCGTCGCCTTCTCCGTTCCGCTCGGGTAGCCAGCGGACGGCATGGCGGGAAAGCGGCAGGTAAATCGGCGTGACGGTCTTCTTCATCACGGTTGACATACGGTATTGTTCCCCGTCAAGAATGATGTCCTTCCACCGCAGGGCGTACACGTCGCTCAACCGCAGGCCGCAGTAGCAGGAGAAAAGATAGGCGCGCTTCACGTCCTCACGGGGACACTCCGTGTCAATCAGTACCTTTATCTCGTCAATGGTCAGATACTCGCGTCTGGATTCCGGCACCTTGATACGATCTGTGGGCGCCAGTGTCATGATCGGGTTTTCCGGTATGACCTCGGCACGGACGGCGGCATTGAGGGCGGTGGAGAAATAGCCCACGTAGTCCGCTGCACTTTTAGGAGAAAGCGGCTTACCCCACCGGGTTTTGTAGGTATGCTGAATCCAGTCGATAAAATCCAGACACCACTCCTTGTCGATTTCCCGCATCCTCACCTTTTTCTTATAAAGGGGAAGCATACGGCAGACCGTCCGCAACAGTTTCAGCCCTCTTGCGCCCTTGCGCTCCTGTTCGGCAAGATAGGTTTCCATCCAGTCGTCCAACAGCATCTTGCAGCGGACGGATGTCTTTTTCAGTCCGGCCTTCGAGTGGGTCAGCTCGATGATGCGCTTCGACTTGATGGCCTCCACCGCCGCTTTGGTGGCCCGGTTCTGCTCCTTTATCATGGGATTGATTTCGGGCAGCAGGTACAGTTTCAGGAACTCGTAACTGCGCCTGCCGTCCACATAGATGTCGAGATAATAGGATTCCGAGCCGTCGGCGAGCTTCTTGGTGCGCACCTTCACCGGCTCCTTGAGTCTGTTTGCCTTCCTTGTTGTTGCCATTGTATGATGTATTTAGAATGCGTTGTCAACCAATGCGATTGCATCGTCTTTCTTCTTGTCCACAATTTTCGCGTAAACCTGCGTGGAACGCACGGAACGGTGGCCGAGAATTTTGGAAACGGTGTAGATGTCCGCCCCGAGCGTCAGCAGCAGCACCGCGCATGAATGCCGGGCGGTGTGGAAGGTCACGTTCTTCTTCACCCCGGCCTTTTCCGCCCAGCTCTTGAGATTGACACAAAGGTTGCCTTCGTTGGGCAGTCCTCCGAAAACAAGGCCGTCGTGCGTGCAGTCCCCTCGTTCCGGCAGCCATTTCACGGCTTGGGACGAAAGGGGGATATAGACGGGATGGGTGGTCTTCGTCATCACTACCGACACGCGCCATTGTCCGCCGGACATGGAAAGGTCACGCCAGCGCAGCTTCCGGATGTCGCTGATACGCAGCCCGCAGAAACAGGAGAACAGGTATGCCTGCCGTACCTGCTCGTTAAAGAACGGCGTGGCCATCATCTTTTTTATTTCCTCGATGGTCAGGAAATCCCGCTTGCTTTCGGGCACCTTGATTTTCTCGGTCATCTCCAGTCTGTACCATGGATTCGAGGCGATCAGGTTCTCACGGACGGCCTCGTTTAACGCGGTGCGCAAAGTCGTATAATAGGAATGCGCGGTCTTGGGAGATACAGGTTTGCCCCATGCGGTCTTGCAGGAAGAGCGGAGCCAGTCGATATAATCAAGATAGAATTGCTTGTCCACATCACAGAGTTTGGCATCCGCACGGAATTTCAACAGGTTCTTGCGGGCGTTGTCGATACCGTTCAGGTCACGCGCTCCCCGGTGCTCGTGGTTCTTGCGGACAACGGCCATCCAGTCGGACAGCAGCATGTCGGAGGATGTGTTTTCCGGCACCGCTTCCACCTTTGCGTTGAGCAGTGCTTCCGCCCGTTCACGCCGGATGTCCTCCGCCTTGCGGAGCGTCCGCGCGTTTTGTCGCTTTGCCTGGGTGGATGTCTCCGGCACGAGATAGAGTTGCAGGAACTCGTACTCGTGCCCGCCGTTCACGCTGCGGTCAAGAAACAGGGATAAACGCCCGTCCGCCAGTTTGCGGTGGCGTAACTTGAACGGGGATTTCTCTATCAATGATTTCTTTTTTCTTCCCATTGTGCTTCAGTGATTTATATCCATGTACAAAGATACGAAATAATCCGAAAATGAGTATCGTTTTAGGTAACAAAAATGGCGAATAATAGCGATTTTTAAGGAACACAACGGAAATCATCCTCTGTTTATAAAATACTGATAATCAGTATTTATATAGATTTTCGTTGTTTTTATTTTCCCTTATTTTGCATACATTGGCTAATGGACTACAATTTACTGTTAGGTAATTTCCCGTCATATTTCTGTAAAATGGATTTGGGTATATCCAATAACCGAATGTTAGACGTTACACTTGTCTTATGTCTTTTCTTGATTATCCATAAATTGCCGTCAAACGACAGTCTTATATTTTCAGGGGTTAATTCGCATACATCAACATAAGAAAGCCCGGTGTAACAACTGAAAATGAATATATCCCGAACCTGTTCCAGTCGCTTGCTGGCAAATGTCTTCTGATATATCCTGTCTAATTCTGCCTGTTCAAGAAAATCCCTTTCCACATATTCAAATTTCAGTTTATATGCTCCGAATGGATTAAAAGTAATCAATCCCAAGTTATGGGCAAATAGAACAACAGTCCTAAAGCGTTGTATAAACTTCATGGCTGTATTGTGGGTACACGGATAATTTTCACGGATGAACAGATAGAAACCCTCGATGAACACGACATTTATTTCTCGAAAGGTAATATCCTCTACATTATATTTGGTTTGGATATATTCTGCAAGGCGATTTTTGGTAAGTTCGTAGCGGGTATATGTTTTGTGCGTAGCTGTTTTTCCAACTTTCTGTGCATACTGTTCGTTATGTTGTGCAAATACCTGTAACAGTGTTTTAGCCTTTTCTTCTTTACCCAAGAATACGTTGCGTACTTTCTCTGCTGTTACATAGCTGTCCCGTTCTAAAATTGTCTGATAGTGTCTGTGCAAGGTAGCCTTGATGCTATCCAGCATTTCATTCATGCGGGTAAATTCCGCCCCTCTGCCACTTACTTTTCCAGTTTGTGTAGACCAATTTTTGGGATTGACTTCAAGTTTGGTGTTGAACTGTGCTAATTTTCCGTCAATGGTAATACGTGCCATGATAGGCATATTACCATTCTTTTTTACCTTGTCCCGTTTCAGGAAGAACAATACTCGAAATGTTGATTTCATACCTCATTTTTTAAGTTACAAAACTACTTTTATTAACTCATAATGAGATAAATGCAGGGTCGCCAATTCCCGACAACATTTCGCCATTTTCAGCCAAATCGTACCCCTTTTTTGAAAAAAATGTCGGGGGTACGAATAAGACACTATTTTTTGTCCGTCAGTGACCTTTTTGTGGCGGTCGAGGTAGCCAAAATGCAATAAAAAAAGTCCTACAAAACATTGATTTTGTAGGACTTGTCTTTTTCTTGTCGCCGTTTGGCTTTTCTTTTGGTGATCCGCCTGGGGCTCGAACCCAGGACCCCAACATTAAAAGAGTTGAAACTTGGGCTGAATATCAAGCCTTTAGCGTATTTCGTGCTTAAAAGACGTTGTTAATACTATTTTGATACAAAGATACAAAGGTATTTGATACCTGCAAACTTATCTAGTATAATTAATGGCTTATAAAGTAACGTAGGGTCATATTATGTACTTATATCAAGTTTTACATAATTGAAAAGTTACAGCCGTAGAAAGTAGGGAGGGCTGGGGTTTAAAGCACTGTCAGCTTAAAATATTACCCCATTCCCCTTATTAGTGATATACAAACTTACCTAGTTCATAATCATAAGTAGCTTCAATCTTTAATGTATCTAGAGGTTTATTATTAACATTTCCTATCTTTAATTCTATTTCTTCCCAAACCTTTAGCTGATTCGGTTTTAGCAAGTCAACACTAAGAAAAGTCTTACCTTCAAAAATATGCTCACTTAATCTAGAAGATGGAATAAACCCTAATCTAGTATATATATAGTAATTATCAGTATCAAATTCAAATAAGGCACATTTCACACACAAATTAAACACCGCATTAATAAGTAATAATATTCTATCCTTAGAATTACTTCTAATATCTAAACTATTTAATTCCTTTTGAATCCTCTTTCTATACCTAGTAAGTAGATGCTGCTTTAGTACTACACCCCAATTAGCATTAAGATATATAAAATCAGTAGTTTTATCATCATTATCCTTACAGAATACACTAAACCCATACCCTTCCTTATTAAGGAATCTAACATAAGGAAAGATAATGTAAGCTGCCCAATCATATTTTGGCTCTTTGGGCGGACTAGGTAACTCAAATGCTATTCTATATATCTTCTCATAATCCATAGCCATAACTATCAAATTAAAATAGGCTACCAACCGAAGTTAGTAGCCCACACATTTAATAGTTGTTAGCTTTAGCGGCTTTATAGGCTTGTAAAAGTTCTTCTCTCTTTTTAGTATCTTTAATACCTTCAAAGAGTTTAGTTATCTTTTTGTCATTAATTATATCATCTATATCTTCTGCCTTTAAAACATTGATATATTGCTCCATTAATTCCAAATGTTTCTTAGCTTTATCATACCTCATCTTCAAATCATCAATCAGTTGTTTGCCATCCTGTTTATCTGTACTAGAGAACCAAGTACCAAACTTCTCAGATTGATTCATTTTACCACTGTTAACTAACTCTACAAATGTTTTAGCATTTACTTCCATAATTATAATAATTAATGTTTCGGCAAAATCACCGATTAAGTGCGTGCCTAGTAAATGTTTTGTAAAGATAGTGTTTATTCAGTAACGCTAGTGTATTTTATTAACAAATTTATATTCTATTAACTAGATTAGCCTGCAATCCAATAAAGGACTACAGGCTAAATTTATTTATTGTCTTACTCTATAATGATAATCTATGCCAAATAAAGTACCACTAAACACTAATATTTGTCCTAGTACCCATAACACACTATTATCTATTATACCTAATGGTGCTACCCCAAAAGCCATCACAACAAGGACACAACCGAACAGTATTAGTAATACTGCCACTACCAGTTGTATCTCTATTTTATTATCTTTTATAAAACCCATAGTTCAATTAAATATTATCAAAGTTAAAGTTAGATACTAAATTACCACCATTAGTAATACTTCCACTAACGGTATATGTTTGATTGGGAATAGGTAGTATTCCTAATTCACTCCAAGTAAAACTTATACTCATAACTGGTATTGAAGAAGTACTATATTCCCATTTTTTAGAACCACTGCCAGGACTTTCAATCCCAATTATATAAGAAGTACTTGTTTGTGGTCTGCCTTCTGGAAAATATAATGTTAATTTAACTCCGTTACTTTCTCTAATACATTTAATGGCTTCTAATATCGTATAAGTTCTATAGTTCTTAATTTCTACTTTCTTAGCCACTGCATTAGGCACTGCAAAAGCATTATAAGCATTTGCTTTGTCTTTTACATACTGCCAGTTTCTTAAATCAGTAATACCACCTTCAACGTAAAGATTACGTGTTAAGAACAAAGTACAAGTTTGTTTTGTATTAATATAACTTGTAGGAAAGTTACCACTACTTATGTCAGCATAAAACTTATTATACCAAGCGTTATTAAACTTAATGGATGTTTGTTGTGAGTTATATTCATTAAACAATCCTCTAGCATAATCACCAACTAAAATGCAAGGATAATAATTTTCAAATTTAATTGCATCACCATCTGTATTAATTAACTCTCTAAAATCTATTCCAGTAGTATTACTTCCTGTATAATCATAAATAACTGAGCAATTAAAACTTTTAGGAACATTAGTGTAGGCTAGGTTTGTTATCTCACCTGTAAGTGTTGGCACTGCATTAGTATCATAACCTCTAAAATCACCTAATCGAAATGGGGATAGCTCACCGCCATTAGGTTTGCCAATATAATCAAAATTAGTATCGTGAAGCTGATTATAATTTCCTGCACTTGTACTAGCCTTAATACCATAATAGATACCTAAAGAATTATCACCGCTTGTTCCTTTAAATTCTTCATCACTCAAACCTTCAACTTTATTATAACGTATAGGTTTATGCTTTGACCATTTATTTATATTATTATGTGTACATAATGTACCGATATCTCTACTGCTTGAACCTATTGCATTACCTACTATACCTGTTGTTATTCCTGCACTTCCTAATATCATATCAAATTAGTTTTCAGTTTGTTATTTGTTCTTTAAGTCTATCTATTTCCTTTCTCATTTCCTTGTTGGATTGAATAAGAATAGCTATCAGTTGTATATAATCTATTGATTTATATTCGCCGTTATAAATTGGATGCACAATACTTGGCATTACTTCTTCAACTTCTTGCGCTATTAAACCATAATTCAACTTGTTATTCTTATTAGGATTAAGTTCTTTTGCCTTATCATTCCATTTAAAAGAAACAGGTCTCAATTTATCTATGATGTCACTAGCATTATTTATTGCTTTAACCTCCTCTTTTAAACGCTTATCAGAAGTACTATAAGCTGTTACTTCTCCATTTGCTTGTAAATTCCCGTGAACAGTAAAACGTGAAACTATAAGGTCTGCTGTACCTTCTCCGTTTAATTGTAATTGAGCACCCGCACTGTTTCCCCAATCATCATTGGACACTGCTAACAGCATACTTCCCCACGTATTTCGATTCATACGATAAGAACCTATAGTATATCTTGTCAGATATCCAACTCCATCAATTGAATCTTTCCACCCAATAACAGGGCGTGAAGAGGTTTGATTAGGTATCATTAATGCTATCTGATTAGCTCTAAAAATTGCATTATCTGGATTAAAGAATATGTTCCAAGAATGATTCCACCTATCAACCATACTACTAATATATGAACTAGTTGTATATACATTATCAGTGTTGGATATAGTACCATTTGCGGTAAATGAACCTGTCGCCATTGGATACCAATTACCATCCTGACTACTACCGTCCCTTAACTGTAACTGTCCAAGTCTAAGAAATAATTGTGCCCAAGCTACATCAGGAATATGAAACAGCACTTTTGGATAGCTTCCTACACTATTACCACCATTAATTTGCATAGTATTACTACAGTTAATTGTACCAGTTGAATATAAGTCACCAGTAATATCGTTAGTACCATCAAATCTTTGTCCCCAAAGATTTCTAGCCGTTTGTAATTGGGTAGCACTACCAGCGTTACCACTGATACTAGCACTACTAGTAATAAATCCTGCACCGTTAGTTAACTGATTAGTGTTATTGGGTATAGCTACACTGACTGCTGCACTACCATTAAAAGACTTGGATTGATAGCCTGTAAAGGTTAATGTATTAATAACCTTATTTGCTGCTGTAGCATAAGGAACAGTAATATTATTAGTAGTACCATTTTTAGTCCAAGTAAGGTGGTTACCATTAGTACCAAGTGCACTAACATAACTACTATTATGGTTATGTGAACTAGGTGTAAATGTAGATGGTTTATCACTTATTTCACCCCAACTATAGGAAGGCTTTGCAGATGTTATCCAACTAGGTTTATCTGTTATATCTTCCCAACTAGAAACACTGCTTTTAGAATCTATCATATCTTTAAGGATTCTACCCATATTAGCACTTAAAGCACAGTCTGTAGCTGTACTGGTAAGTGCATCCACTATAGTTACAGTTCCAGTACCCGAAGTAGTTCCAGCACCATAAGCACTAATTTCTTTCTCGCCTATTACATTAACTTTTGCTCTTAAATCACCTGCACTATCAAAGTAAAACGCCTTGTCCCATATAGTTTTATCTAACTTGTTATTCCAACTAGTAAGATTGGCTTCTGTTATCTTGTCTAATGTAGTCTTGTTAGTATGTGTGTGGTTGTTCTCATTCCACTTAGCTATATTGGCATCTGTAAGTGCTGCTGGCTTCCCTTCTATATTAGTCCAAGTAACCTTAGTACCATCACCATTAACCCACTTCTTAGAAGCTGCGTCATACTTTAATATTTGCTCGTCTGCCAGATTGGTTAGTGTTACATCTTCCAGACCAGCTAATAATATACTGCTAGGTTCTATAGCTTGTATCATCTCTCTTAATATCCTACCTTGATTGGCTGACAAAGCAGCATCTACAGCTACAGAATCCAAGCCATCATAAATAGTAACTGAACCTGTAGGTGTATCACCACTTGTAGAACCTTGACCATAAGCAGTAATTTCACCTTCACCGATTAAGTTTCCAGTAAATACTATCTTTGATATATCTACTGTATAAGAGCCGTCACCATTATTAACAGCAGGTAGAAAATTTCCACTTAAAGAAGAACTTCCACCACCGCCAACATTAGTAACAGCTACATTACTAGCATTGACTACACCGTTACGAAATGTCTTATTTATATTTGTCCTTGTAAATTGCATATTACTTCTTTTCTATTAACCGTATTTCCTGCTTGCATAATCTATAATCTGTAGTAATGCTGTCTACTATGAAGGTCTTATTAGGAAGAAAATTATCAGTCATAGTAGCATATACTTTAAACTTGTTCTGTAAGTTCAGATTCAGAATAGCAGAAGGTGTACTATATTGTGTTACTAGCCTATATATAAGATGCTCTTCCTGTCTATATATCTGCTTAGTAGCCTTATTATATACGTTATCCAGATAAGTAAAGCTAGTACTATTAGCACTATAGCAAACTGCACTATAGTTACATTCCTTATTATCCCAAGTACATATAGCAAAATCTTCTGAATCCATCTCATTTACAAAGTCCTCATTTATAATATTGCTGTATTCAGTATCAGAATCCTTTTCTTCTTCCTTTTGAAAGTTCTGAACTTTAGCCTGTATATCAAAATCACTAAGAAACACCGCATCACATCTATAGCTATTATCTATTTTGTGTGGATGGTATAATGTAAAGGTAGGTTTACCAGTAATCACTTCATTAGTGTTAGGCATTGGAATAGCGTAACCTTCACCATCTATTCCCATCTTCCAATCAATGTTATTTTTAACTGGGAATATCCTGTTAATACAATGGTCTGACTGTCCTTGGTTATCAAAGTATAATTTGAATGTACTATCTGTAGTAGTCCACCCAGAACCATTCCAGTACATATTGCCATATTTTAGCTTACAGTCTATATAAAGATTATCTGGATTAAAGTTATCATCTTTGTTACTATATCCTTGCATTATATACATTTCAGATTCTCTATCCATAAATAGGAAATTTCCCTTAATAATTAGATAAGTTGAACCACCAATGAAGCTAACATTATTATCATTTACTTCCAGTTCAAATAATGGTCTTAGTTTACCATCATAAGTATTATGAACGTGTAATAGTACATAGTCTGTGAAATTGATATTATTATACTTCTTATTAAAATCAGTAACCTTATCAAAGAAGGCTTTACAAATAGTAGCACCTACATAGTTCTGTGTAGTAGCATAGTTAATAGTAGAAGGTGCTGATATTTGTGCTAATGTGGTCTTATTATAATAGTAACATTTATAGTTACTGTTCTTTAGATACTTAAAGAAACATTTGTGCATACCACCTTTACCATCTTCATTTACTTCCTGCACATAAGACCAGCTACCACCATAGTTAGTTAAATACTTCTCATCCCAGATACTAGGTATAATGCTGTCAAAGCTGTATAGACTATCTTTAACAGTAACCTTATTATATACATTATCTAAGGATAAATGACCACCATTTTCAACATAATCACTGGCTTCTATTTCTTTAGACTGCTGTAATGTTACCTTAGTGGATGCTGTACTACCAATGATAAACTTATAGTAAGTATTGATTCCATTTTTAATAGCATCATAATCCAAGAAGTAAACCTTATCACCATCAGCTACAGCAGTTACATTAAGGTATTTACAAACTTCTTCCAGAACTTCCTGCATAGTCATAGGTTCATCATCTTCATCAAAGAAGTTCTGTTCACTGATATACATCTTACTAGGTAAACAAAAGTCAGATGTAGCATTTAACTGTGTATTATCCGAAATATAGAAAGAACTATAAGCATTACATTTACCAAGCAGATGGTTTATAATCTGGGTAAATAAAACTATATTCTTCTTGCCGCCTATAGTGGTGTACTTATAATACTGTAATGTGCTAAGTGCATCTATGGCTTCTACCTCTATTTCTTCTAATTCATTCTCATAGCCTTGACTGTATAGATTGGGTGTTACATACCCAACCCATACAATACCATCAGTATTACTAAGAACTACCTTATTTTGTTGTGCTGTACTACTATACAAATCAAACTTATAATCGTTTGTAATCATTCCTATAGTAGCACTGCTATACTTACAAGGTTTATATAAATGTGAATCAGAAGTTTCTAACTCGGTTATGAATGGTGTAGCAGATAAAGTAATGTTCTGCATTTCTCCAGAACCTATTTCCAATGTGTATAGCTTCTCATTTATATCATAGAATTGTGCTGTATATTTCATCTTACTTTAGCTGTTTTATTATTGTAATTGGCTAGAACTCCTACAAGTTCCTTTCCTCTAATCTTAAACTCTACCTGACCACCGCCAGCAGAACCCATAACCCCATTACCATTAAGCAGGTTAAACAGATTCCTTTGCTGTCTGTTATTAAGAATCATTTCACCAGCATTTACCCTAGCCAGGTTCATATCTCCAATAGTACTATTACCAGCGAATATACCACCAGTACTAAAGGAAGGAATACTAGCCAAAGCTGCTACTACAGCCGCTGCTGCTGTACCTGCCAACAACCATCCTACAAACGGTGTTTGAGCTGCACTGGCTACACCACTGGCAATAGCTTCACCTTTCTTGGCTGTAGTTAATGCTACAATTTGTGGGATAGCTGCTGCTACAGCACTAATCAAATTAGCACTCCAACTTAACCAAGCTGCTGCACCTTCATTGGTCATATTGGTTACAGAACCCATAATAGAAGCTATAGCACCTAGACTTTCTGCATACTCATTATTCAGTTTGATATTCTTATTAGTAATAGGATTCTTAAACTTAGGAAGTGAAGTAGGCATTTCTGGTTTACTCACCATACCAGCTAGACCATCTCTCTTATCATCTAGTTCTACATTAGGTGCATTAGGATATTTGTACTGGAACTCTATTACCCTCTTCTGTTCAGTAAGTGCATTTAGTTCAGCATTGATTCTTATCCTATCTTCATTACTAATAGCTAGGTTTAATTCCTTTCTTAAAGATGCTATCTGTGCATCCAGTTCTGCTAATGAACCAGTAGGAATAACAGGTTTTAATTTAACCTCTCCATTATTAAGACCATCCTTTAAATCCTGTCCTGCATCAGACATATCTCTCTTAATAGTACCAACCTTATCAGTAAAGGTTATAGCCTTATCTAGCATATCCTTTACTTCTTCACCGACTTCCGAAGTAAAGATATTCTGGAATCTAATCATATTCTCTAGGCTCTCATCTGTAGCTTCTTCCAGTTCCTTAACACCTTTAGTATAAGTGTCTAATCCTTCACTACCTACACCAGCACCGCTAATCATCATTAAGTAACCTAGATTCCTAGTACCTTTAGCATCTGACTTCCTTTGCTTGTACTTCTCTAAATCTGCATATTCCTTAGTAGATGGGTCTAATAAACTCTCATATAGTTTTTGTGCTTCCTTAGCATTATTAATACCAGTAACACCTTTAGCCTTCATTACTTCTTGAATCTGTTCCCAGAAGTACTTACTTTTACTTTCCCTCTCTAAGATTTCCTTCTTGGATAATTCTATGTAAGTGTTATAGGCTGCTGTCCTTTCCTCATTACTAATACCCTTCTTAGTAATAAGGTATTCATAGTTATTTCTTTCTGCTTCTAATCTATCTGCTTTAGATTCACCGATAGCCATAGCCATCTTAGCATTAGATAAGGCTTCTGTATATCTCTTAGCCAGTCCGATAGCATTTAATATCCCATTCTTAAATACAGTCCAATCACCACTATATAAAGACGAAAAGAAATTATCTACAGTAGTCTTAGCAGTACCTACTACAGTATTCCAGTCCTGTTGTGCTTCTCTGGAACTATTAACAGCAGCATTAAATGCTTCCCCAGCAGTCATAGCTATACCTAGCACACCAGCAAATCTTCCTATAGTGGCTGTGATATTCCTTCCTACCTGCTGAAACTGTTGTACTTGTTGTGTGGACTGTCTTATGTTGTTATCGAATTGACTACTATTTAATAATAGTCTGGTTACTAAATCAGCCATATTTAATTATGTGTTGTATATTGTTTAGCTTTCTCTTTCAATCTCTTAATATCTTCATTACTAATAGATGTTTCTCCTGTAGTATCACTATCCCAAGTAAACTGCATTATATCAGTAGGCTTTAACTTCTTAGTGCTGTTACATTGTGCAATTACATAAGCTATCATTCTAGCCTGTTCCCAGCTATTTCTGTCCTTCCTATGTAGATTGCTAATCAATGGTTCTAACTCATACATCTGCATCTTATCTAGTACATATTCTGGGTCTAGTCTACCTTCTATTACTAAGGCTGAATATATCTCCTTAGTGGTTAGGACTTTTTTTTAGCATCCGTATTATTAGTAATGAATAGCTGTTGCTTCTCCAGTTCCTTCTTTAAGAAGTTCTGGAACTCTACCATAATACCCATATCTTCATCTATGGCTTCTATCAGTTCCTCAAAGGTTAGTGAACTGTCTGGATTATTAGCCATTAAGACACAGTAGAAGAATAGATATTCATCTGTGATAGTCTTTAACTCAAATGCCTTACCTGTAATCTGTTCATAGATAAATAAGGCTCTAAGAGTATATTTCAATTTGTAGTCTTGTCCTTTAATAGTCATATCAATAAGTATTAAATAATAAAGCCTTTACACCTCCATAACCTAGAGATATAAAGGCTTATAATTATGCTGCTTTTGAAAGTGCACCCACACCTTCAAATGAAGCTGTAAATGTTGCATTATCTCCATTAGGAGCATTGGCTTCAAGTGCTGTAATAATAACATTACCCGAATAAGTTCCAGTAGTAGCTGGCAACCATCCCCCTTCTGGTACTTCATCCTTCTTTGTTGAATAATCTTTCTCTAAACAGAATACAGCCTTAATAGGTGTTCTGGCTGTTAGCTTGTCAAATAGCATATCAAAAGTAATACCTTCACCATCATTAGAATAAAGGTTCTCGGTACTACAATTCCAGTTAATCTTTCTAGCTGCCTTAGCTACCCATTTACCACCGCTATCCTTAGAAGTGGTTTCTACTGTTTCTACATTTATACTTAGTTTGTGGTTAGTGGCAAATGCTATAGACTTATCGTCAATAAATAGCATTAAGTCACCACCGTTAATTACTTGTCCTGCCATTTGTCTTTATGTTGAATGTAAGGTTTTGAATGAACGTATCTTCTATGTAATCTTCATCTGCATTAGTCATTCTAATATCCTGTATGTTAATACCAGAATAGTTCCTCCTACTACCTTGTAAGGCATCCTTTACTAAATCAGCTATTTCTATGCTTTCATTATACTTATCAGAAGCTATAACTACTTCTACATAAGTATCTTCCTTATAGATAAACCTATCTTTACTATCAGATGGTTCTATACCAGTTCTTCTATAAACAATAAAGGGAAATGTAGTACCAGTATCAGCAATTAAGGGATATATTTTATTTTGTACCCTGCCAGTAACATTAGCATCATTACTAAGCAGGTTATATATTGCTTTGCCTACTTGTAAACTCATCGTCTGTTTCTATTTGCTATTCTCTGAATTGACTGGCTAATAAGGTTATCCATACTATTAAAGATTTCCCCTTCCTTATGGCTCTTAGCTGTTCTAAAGAAATGTACAGCATTAATACTACCTCTATTGGCTGCTGCTCTCTGCCTTCTTATAGGATTCCGACCTCTGACAGATGCAGTATTATTACCAGTGGTTCTTCTAACTCTAGTACCCATTTCAAAGAACTTCAATCTAAAGTCACCCATAATATGTACTTTAGCTTCTGTCCCATTTCGGTCAGCATTAGATTTAATCCCACTTACTAAGGTTCTACCATTCCACCAGTTTCTACTGGAAGCTGCTCTGCCTAAAGTCTGCCTTAGCTGTCTTTTAGTTTCACCGACTAAGATACCAGCACCCTTTCTTAAAGCACTTCTATAAACCTGCCTTTGCTGCCTACTAGTCAAATCCGCAAACATAGAAACTACCTGTCTGGCATCCACTTCTATGTTATTCATTTATCAATTCAGTTACTATAGTGGTTGATTGCTTATATAATTCTGGATTTATGCTAAGAATCCTGTACTTCTTTCCATCCCAAAGGATTCTCATATTCTCATTTACCTTATGATAATATCTAACAGTAAAAGTTACAGTATAAGAATGAACTATTTCATTATTCTGATTCTGTCTATTACCACTGTTATAAGTAACATTAGACCTAGTGCTAATAACATCTCTCCAATCAATAGAATTAGCACCATAGCCATCTTTAATTGCTACAGGTTCTTGTATGGTAATAGGATAATGTAATGTTCCTGCTCTCATTTAATTGTGTATTTACGGTAAAGTCCTATCAGATATTCATAACTATAGGGAATCTTAACTACTGTACCATAACTAACAGGTTCTCTATTTGCATAAAGATTACCTATCATTAGTAACATAGCGTGAATTATAGCAGGTGGTAAAGTACCACCTACTTCTAATTCATCTAAAGCTATGTCTAAATGTTTAGATACTGAATCCTCTGCTACAGCTATTAAGTCCAGAATGTACATATCATCTGTCCTAAAATCCTCATCTACTAGCAGCTGTTTCTTTGCTTGTTCTAAAGTTATATACATAGCTTACTACTTATTAAATAGACTATAATTAGGCTTTAAGAACCTTCTTAACAAATGCTTCTGCTCTTCTAGGCTTGGCATCAAAGTAAGCATTGATAACAAGTCTTACTTTACCGTTAGCAGCTTGTGTATATGGGTCTACTGTTAAATCAATTCCACCCCATTGACCAATAACCAAATCAGCAAAATTACCGAAGATTACACCCTTACCAGCTACAGCAGAAGTAGAAAGAACTGGATAACCGTTTACCTCATTACCTTCCATCAGATACTTACCAGTATCAGTACCCTTGTCAGTAGTCTTTAAATCAGCCTTAGCAGAAGGTGAAACAATAAACTTAATATCACCTCTCACATTCTTAGCTTCCAAATCAGCTTCCATCTTAACAATATCCTTGTAAGTGATAGCATTGCTATCTGCTACTACAGCATTAAGCATACCAGCAGGTTTCTTTGCATCACCAGCTTCACTACCCAAAATAGTAGCTTCAAGTTTGTTGGCAATAGCTGAAACAATATCTCTCTTTAGCATTTCCTCAGCAGAATTAGAATCTTGAATTAAGAATTGCTTAGATACGTCGATATATGCAGTAAGTCTTTTAGGCTCTAGGTTTACTTCTGAGAATGTACCACCGCCATTAGAAGCAGCATCAACTTCACCAGCCCAACCTACATTTGAACCAGAATAAACAGGAATAGAAACATTACCTACAAGTCCTGTCATATAAGAAACACCTGCTTGTGCCAATACTAAATTTGCTCTCAATGGTTCAAGAATACCCAACTTATCTTCTGCTACATTCTCCTGTCCTGCTGTAGCTACAGCAGCTTTAATATCACCTCTTTCCTCGATAGGAAGTACAATCTGTCCGCTATAAGACTGACCAGCCTTGCGCATTTCTGCGATACCAGCAGTTACTACTTCCTGTGCTCTCTCGTCTAATTGTCTGTTATTGGCTACATCATTGATAGCCTTTAAAAGTGAAAACTTTTCCTTCATAGTATTAGTTGTATGTGTTGTTTGTTTAAGGTTATCTTCTTCAATCTTCCTAATCTGAATATCTATATCTGCCGCTTCTTTAGTAAGTGCATCAAATTCTACCTGCTCGCCAGCATTTAGCTTTCTTACTTCCTTCTCTGCACCAGATATAATTTCCTCTGCTCTCTTTTTAAGCAGTTCCTTTTTGTCCAGTAGTTCTAAGGTGTTCATTAGTTTAACTTACTCCTAAGTCCAGCGAAGTAATCTTTTAAATCCTCGCTCTCTAAATCCTGCATCTTTCTTAATGCTACAGATGTATCTGGATATGCTTCCTTATATACTGGTGATACATCGAATAATTCTTTGAAGCTATTGATAGTTCTTAAATAGCTACCATCTTCCTTCTTAGTCCAAGTATCTTTACCGATAGTAAAGGCAAATGAAGAAGTACTAATATCACCCCTTCTAAGACCTTCTAACAGTTCATCACCTAAAGCAGTGTTAGGTGCTTCAAACTTGTATTTAAGTCCAGTATCATCTATAGTTAATTCTAGGCTTCCAGTACCGTATTTAGACCTGGCTAATATACCTCTATCCTCATTGTGATTCAGTAAGCATAGTATATCAGACTTTTCTAAAATACCTTCTAAGGCTGTAGGTTCTATTACTTCAGTAAAGCCACCTAAATCCCTAGACTGCTTACCGAATACTAAAGCATACCCTTCTACAGTCCTAGAATCCATCTTTACAATTTCATTACAGTTTCTTAGTTCTCTCATAGTATTGTTATTATTCCAATAGAATCCAACCAGTATTATCTATCTGATTCTGTAATGCTGCTACCTGTTCCTTTAATAGCTTGTTCTGTTCCTCTAAGGATTCAATATACTTTCTTAATGCAGAATCATCATAATTACTAAGCCCAGCCAGTTTCTGTTTCTCTGGTGTTGTGTAATCTTCTGTAGATAACTGCTTACCGTCTACCTTATCAACTTTGGTATTAACAACATCTTTAATACCTTGTAATTCATCCTGTAAATCGGTCTGCTTAGTAATATCACCTTCTATAGTACCCCATACAGCATTAACTGTACTACCAATCTTGGCACTGATTCTATCCAGTTCTAATACTCCTTCTTTAGTTGCTCTCTGTAGTTCCATTACTTCAAATAATAATTAGTCTGCCCCTTTACTACCTCATCATAATAAGCATCATTAAACATAGCATTAGGACTTTTAAAGCTGTAGCTGTAATAGATTAGTCCAGATTGTAGCTTATCTAGGTCAGATGAATTTATAACCGCCTTATCTATTCTATCTTCTTCTACTATACCAGTCAAATCACCACCCTTAAAACTACATTCTATAAACTCTGCTGGGTTTGTGGTGTAAAGTCTAAGTATAAATTCAGAAGTGTTTCTTACCCTAAAGGGAATGCCGTCCTTATCTTCCAACTTAATATTGAATACTAAGTCAGTCCCCTTGTAAATTGTCTGTATCATTGATTATATTGTTATTAGATGGAATGTTATTAGCAGCATTTTTAATCTCCATCAGATTCACTTGTACGAAATGGGAATCTCCACCATCTACAGCAGGTAAATCCAACTGCTTTCTAATCTCATTGGCACTAACCACACCGATATTAAATAGTGTATTGTAGTAGTTTGCTAAAGATTGTTTGTCTGCTCTTAGTAATACAGAAGTATCAAATCTTACATCTATTCTACTTCTTTCAGAAGGCTTGTACAGCTTCCTTTCAAACTCTAATTCTATCTTCTCTAGTAATGGTGATAATGTATCAGTAAGAAAAGCCAGCTGGGTAGCCTCAACAGTACTATAACTGCTCTTGGATAAGTCAAATGCTTTTACAGGTGATACCCCGAAGAACCTACAAATATCAATTACATTAAACTGTCTGGTTTCTAATAGTTGTGCATCAGCAGGATTCACTGTAATAGGTTGGAAGTCCATATTACCTTCTAATACAGCTACTCCATTAGGTGTACCAGTAGTAGGACTAAAAGCAGTCTGCCAGCTAGTTTTTAAATCTACCTTCTGCTTACCAGTTAAAGTAGATTGTACTTTAAGAATACCAGCCAGATTAGCACCACCTTTAAAGAATCCTTGTGCGTGTGATTCAGAATCTGTAGCCAGTCCTAAAGTCTGTCTGGCGTGTTGTAAAGTACTGATTCCAGTAATACCATCATAACTAAAGTTCAGTATATGAATCATATTGCAAGGCTCTACCAGTCCTTTAATGCCTACAACACTATATTTAATTCCGTCCTTCTGTTCAGTAATAGTAACATAATCTGGCTGTAAATAATGAAGTGCTACTGCATCTCCTTTAGCATCTCTTTCTATATAAGCATATCCATTGCCTTTAAGTAATGTACTTACTATCAAAGTCTTTATAAAAGTAAACCTGCTCATCTTATTGTTCGGCTCTTTGTTCAGTAAGTAGTAGGTAGGATGCTTAATAAACTTTTCTTTATAACCAGAATCATTAATGTAATATGGTTCTAATGGAAGCTGTGCTACTGCATCACTAATAACATCTACACACCTGTAGACTGTAGATAATAACATAGCCTTATTAGTAGTATAGCTACCATTCATATTATACATCAATGAATCACAGAATAACCCTCTGGTTTCCTGCTCTGGTTCTTTCTTTTTAAACCAATTAGTAAAAATTCCCATTAAATAGTCAGTATTTCATTTGTGTAATGTGGTGTTCTCAGATACATACCTAAAGCCTGTATCATTGCTATAGTTCCATCTATCTTCTTCTTATCTACTGCCTTATTCGGTTTAACATTACCATTATAATCAGACTTCAAAGTAACATTTCTAAAGCAGTACCTATTTATTTCATTGTTATCAATAACTGCCTTACCAGATAGTATTAGCCTTTCCAGTTCTCTAGTAGGCATATTAAAGTTACCTAGTGTTTGTGGATATTCTTCTAATGGTAATCCCTGCTCTGTAGAATCTATAGCCCATTGTGTAGCATTATACTTGTCATATCCTACAGACTGGATATTAACTACATCAGCATATCTAAGCATATCAGTAGTTATATAGTCATAATCGGTAACATTACCACTGGTAACAGTAAGATACCCCTGATGCTTCCAGTATTTGTAAAGTTCCTTATCTGCCTTATCCTTTAATGCCGATTCTGGAAGATAGTAATGTGTTTTGAAGTGGTAAGTACCATCCTGTACTACTAAGTAAGCTACAGCAGTCAAATCCGAAGTAGCAGCTAAATCCACACCTACATAGCAATCCATACCAGCAAACTTATTAAGGTCTACTTCCTGACTGCACTTAATAATATAGTCCTCTGGTAGCCACACATTAGAACTGTCACACCATAAATTCAAAGTCTTAGTTTTAACTCCGACTTCATCAGCAGGGTTATTTATTGCCTGTTGTACCTGTCCTCTAATGTATTTGGAAGTTACTGTAATATCCAAGTTTGGTGCACATTTAATCCAGTTCTTTTCATTTCTCCAATCATCATCAGCATCTAAAGAATAGATAGCTATAAACATTTCATCATCTACCTTTAAGCCATTAAGCACTTCTATAGCTACGGTTCTTAATTGGTAACAGGGTAAAGTTTTATCGAAGCCAGCAGTAGTAATAGTACAAAGATGTGGGTTCATCCTCATCCCCATACTGGACTTAATAACATCACGTACTTTACTATTCTTAGCAGCGTGATATTCATCCAATAAACCAAAGCTGGCATTAAATCCATCCAGCTTACTATCATCAGCAGCCAATACTTTCAACTTGGAATTAGTAAGGTTAAACAGAATATCAGCTCTATAGGCTGTAAGATACTTGCCTTTAGAATCCAGTCCCTTACTAAACTTGCTACACATATCAAAGGCTATCTTAGCCTGCTCTTTACTATTAGCAGCCAGTAATACTTCTGCACCATCTTCACCATCAGCTATTAAATAATACAAGCATAAAGCAGCAGCTAAAGCTGTCTTACCCTGCTTTCTACTTACTTCTATATAGCTGCTAGTATATCTTCTGGTAGTAGTTCCCTTCCAGTAGAATCCAACTATATTAGCTATTATAAACTGCTGCCATCCTTCTAAGATGAATGGTTTACCAGAATGTTTACCTGTATAATGCTTTAAAGTCCCTATAAACTTAATGGCTCTATCTACCTTATCTTCTCTAAACTCTAAATCATCCCTTTTAAGGTCATTCTGGAATCTCTTACAAGCCAGCTTAATAGTTTCACCAGCTATTATTTCACCATTAAGAACCCTACTACAATATTCATAGTAAAGTTTGGTATTCATTACCTAGTTTCCTTTCCTTCCTTTATAAACTGTTCAAATGGGTTATACCCGTCTTGTTCTATTTTAGGCAATTTAGTTCTAGCCTTAGCTGTTAGTCCGAACTCCAGCATAACTTTCATAGCCTGTGTTTGAGCATCTTTAGCAATCTTAATAGCTGGGTGCGGTGCAATGTTACCCCTATCACTGGTAACAGTCAAACCTTCATCTTCTAACTGTTTGGATGCCTTAATGAACATACTGTAGTTTCTAGCCAGCATTGTTAAAGCTGCACTATCCACATTCTCTAACATACCAGTACTATCCAGCTGTTCCAGTACATTCTGCATATATACCTTAGCATCCTTTTCAATGTCCTTTGGAATAGTGTAATTTATCATATTATAGTCTATTTAATTTTTATAATTTATAAAGCTATACAATGGCTCTAATTGACTTATAATCACTATAATACAATTATTAAAAAATGTGAATTATTTATTTGGAAATCTGTTAAGATGTTAGTAAATTTGTAATACAATTAAAGGCTAAACTATGGAAAGAAGAAGTAATTACCCAATAGAAATTAAAGCTAAAATAGACCTAAATACCGACCTGTTACTAACGGAACTACAGCAATTACTAGGCAAAGACAGGTCTAAACTACTAAGATTGATAATAGCAGATTTCTTTAATAGAAATATTGATATTATAGATGAACATACTAACCATAAATCAGATAAAGCACCACTAATAGAAGCCATACTAAAGGACTTCTTCAATTATAACAGGGAAACCATTAACCAGTATATTAAATTCAAGAATGATAAGACCACCTAAATCAGTCCTACTACAATATGTTTATGATTACGGACTAGACAAAGCAGCAGCATTATTTCACATTGATACAGAAACAGCAGATAAGATAATTAACTGGAAGCCACAATATGACCAGTACAGCTACAATACAGTAATAGATAAGCCACTTCATAGAAATGCTTCTAAGATAGCTGATATAATAGCCAAGCATTATCCCGAATTAGTAAAGCAATACACTATATACTATAAAGACAATATCTATATGTCCCAGACTGTAGAAGATTTCCTACAGAAAGCAGTAATAAGATGTATGGAAGTAGGGCTGGAAGATGTAACAGAAGAATCTGTATTAGAACTACTAAGAGTGCAATTCAATACTATAAGATGCTATGCTAAGAAGTCCAGCTATACAATGAATAGTAAATTAGCACCATTGGAAGTACAGAATGAAGAAGGTGAATACATAATACCAGCAGAACTATATGCCATACCTAAAGAAACCGAATAAGCAGCCTTCCAGAACATTTAACAGGGAAGAAAGACAGAAGATATACCAATCTAGCAAATGGAAGGAATTAAGACTAGCTAAGCTAATGCAGCAGCCATTATGTGAACTCTGTTTAGCCAAAGGCATCATTAAGCCAGCAGAAGATATTCACCATATAGATTCCTTTATGAATTATACTGGCACTAAAAGACTAGCCAAAGCATTTGACTTTAATAACCTTATGTCTATCTGTAAAGAGTGCCACGCTAAAAAACACTATAAGAATTATAAATGTAAGTAA